TATACATAAAAAAAATTAAAAAATTTTAGTTCTACAGTTACACGTAATATACCCGTGCGAAAAATTGTAAGGGGGGGTATGATTATTTATTACTCGGAGCATGAGTAAGCAAATCACGGGCAACCCTTACACGATAGCCTTTTATATTTTATTGGAGGTAATGCTATCTAGCCCTTTTTATTAGTTAAATCCTTTCTAGGGAATTGTCCTCGCCTTTGAGATGCTATATCTAAAGGCTTTTCATTTATAACTTTAATATTAGTCGCATTAGAATCGCACAATCTATCTTTTGCTCCGCTTATGACTTGGTTTAAATCTATAGTATGCTCAACAGTCTGTCTTTGATCTTTATTCCACTCATCAGGACGTCTATTCCTTAGAAAAAATTGAATACTTTGAACTGAACCTTCTCCAATGCTTTCCATAAGCTTTGAATTGACAAATTTTACTGACGCACTTTGTCCTCTCTCTAACGCTTCCGATATTTCCTTTTTTTTCTTTCTATGCTTGTTGAAAACATCCCAACCAACGCCCTTGCCATTGTTGAGATTACGGCATATATCCATGATTCCCATTCCAGTTTTTGCAAGTTCGAAAACTTCATCAGCATTTATGTTAATTGGCTTTCTACCTACTTTTTTTATAGGTTTATTGTCTTTTTTATGTGTTTTTTGCTCCATAATTGAATTTTTTTATGTTCTGTAAGTACCTATTTTACAACATATTTAAAAATAACTATATGTTTTTTTATGTAACTACTTGATAAATAATGATTAATTTGTAACAATTAGGTATGTTTAATTATAAAGGAGTAACAAAACATGGAAAATAGATATAAAAGATTTACTGCAAATAAGTCATTTGATGATGCACTTAATAAAGCATTAGATCAGAAAATATATTTGCAAGGTGTAGAAGTAATGAAGAATTACTTTATCAAAAATGAAACGCCTAAACACTCACCATTATATCAATGTGCCAGAACAAATCTTTTAATGCACTTTGGAAGTTTAACGGAGGTTAGATAACATGGAAATAAAATCTAAAATGATGTCGAGTGATGAGGTTATCAAAGACTTAATGCCAGTAGTTATTAAGTTAGTAAAACAAACAGCATACATAAACCCAAATGATCCAAGAGTAACTGATGCGGATGTTCTAGGAATTATCATAGCCAAACATTTAAAATGGGATGGAAACGATATTATGGAGACAATGCAATCAGCATTAGAAGATGCAAACTATCACTCACTTAATGCAAGGATGGAAGAAACTTACATTGAATGGATTAATGAAGAGGTGGCGTAATGACATTGCAACAAGTAAAACAAAAAGCAACAAAGCATGGTGTATATTTCGCCAGTTTAGAAGCCTACAATCAAGGGCAAATGATTGGCGGATGGTTATATCCGCTAGATTATGAAACCCTAGAGGGATTCTTAGAAGCTATTAAACAAGTAACAAGAAACGCGGACGAGGTGGCGGTTCATGATTATGATGATTTCCCCGACATGGGAGAATATCCAGACCATGAGGAGTTATATGAAATAATCCACAATGTAGAAGATAGCTACTTAGATAATGAAGTATTGTTTAAATACATGAAAAATAATTATTATGATTATAAATCTGAATATATAGATGAGGCAGAAGATAGTTATATTACTACTTGCGATAATTTTAATGATTATGCGAATGAAATAGCCGATCAAAATATAGAATGTTTAGTTAACAAAGATGCTAGAGAATTTGTATATCGTAACTTTGATTATGAAAGTCATTCTAGAGACTTAGAGCACTCTTATACAATAATAGATCTAGATAATTATGATGTGGCAATATTTGGAGAATAACAGCATGATCTACACAGTAAAAGTAAATGTATTTAACGAGTGGCTATTAAGAGCCAGAACCAAAGATTTAAAACAAGCCAACCAACAAGCCGACAAGATGCGAGAGCAAGGTTTTGAGGTTAAATTTATAAAGGGGGAAAAATGAAACATTTTAAAAATAGGGAGTTTAGTTTATTTAATTATATGTGTGACATACTTTATGATTTCTATGAAAGAAATGATTTAGAGCATTTATGTGCATTAGATTCTTTACAAGTTGGAAACTACAAAAATACAAAACAATATTTATTTTTACAAAGATTTTCCAATATTTGGGAAAGAGTAGAGCAAAGAGGGTAATAGCATGAATTACATAATTAAAATAGCACATGGCACAAAATATTTAATAAACGCCAACACATTATTAGATTTATATAATCAATTAACAAAACTAAAATCAAAACATTGTTATTATGATGATGAAATCTTATCTATAGAAGTGCAAGAATGAATATTAAAAAAGAGTGGTATAAACCATGCACATAGTACAGCAAATAATATTAATAATGTTTATGTTAACGATGAGCTACGGAGCATATCTATTAATTGTAGACAAGAAAAACAAGGAGCAAGAGTGATGAGCAGACTAATAACAATCAAAGCATACGATTATGAAGAACTTAACGACAAGGCAAAGGACAACTTTATAAATAAAATGTGGGATGTGCCTTTTGAATATGAAGACGAGGATGAGGAAGGAAATACAATTATTAAATATGATTATTTTGGAGAATGGGATTTAAAAGACCAAATAGAACATTGTGAAATGAATAATAATATTTTTAATAAGTATGGAGAACTTGTCGGACACTTAGAGGAGGAGCAAGACTAATGGAATTAAGAGAATGTAATGTTTGTAACAAAATAAATGAATATGAAAATATGATTCTTGATGTTGAAGAAATACTAGAATGTTCACAACAAAGAATAATTGAATGGGAAAATAAAAATAAAAATATATGTTTATATGATTGGTTTTGCATGTCTTGTTGTGGAAAAGTAATAAAAGAAATTGAGGAGCAACAATGAAACTAATTGACCGCAGAAGAATACCTAAACATCTAAGATATTTAAAAAACAAAAAACTAAAAGCATTATTATATTTATTCAGAGGGAGATAATGAGTAAACCAAAAGACAATGAACCAATAACAATTCAAATAAATCCAATTGAGTTTAATGAATTTATTGGAAATAAACCGCCAACAAAAGAAGAAGTAGGTAGACACTATATACAACAAATAAAAGATAATAATTTTACATTAACGCAAATTAGCAAATACGAACCAGAGAGCAAAGAAACGCTTATAGAATTTGCTGATGAAATAACAGCATGGGCAGAATGTGAAAAGAACCATAAATTATTAGATTTAATTGATAATTTTTTTAATAAAAATAGTTTTAATGATTAGAGTACAAATACAAGGCACAACCATATTTGGCTATGTACAAGAGAACTACAAAGAATTAAAACTGCTTAAAGTTGCATTCTTAGATGAGGAAACCAAAGATATAAGGCGAGTTGATAAAAGATACATTAGAGTTGCAAATCAAAAAGAGAGATACAATTAATAATGGATATAAACATATTATGTATTGTAGTTTTATTCTTACTATCTGTAGCAGTAATGTTTAATGAATAACCAATTTAGAAAGTCGGGAATATGTACCCCTAGTTACTCCTAAAGTAATCACATTTCCTGGCTTTCGCTTACTTAAAGGAGCAAAAAAAATGACTAAAACAATATTAGAAAGCAGAATTATGCACAAAGAAACTAAAAAACCTTATGTGCTTTTGAAACAAGAAGGCAACCAATACTATATTGATGTTCTTGAATACAAAGGAAACAAATACGAACCAAAAAGAAAAAGTGGTATTTATTCAGACATTGAATATTTTAAATCATACGATAAAGCAGATATTTCATTTATTCAGTCTTGTTTGATATATACTAATTAATCAATCTCGCTTTCCAACAGCAACCCCAACCCAACCAAGAGAAAATGTTTATGTTGCATACCACTCTTTAATTTCTTCAACA